TTGGAACATTATAATTAAGGTGAGGCTTGTGAATATTAACATTAAACTGGATAGAAATTTTACTTCTGCTTTTAATAAAATGATGAATAAGTATGGTTATGAAATGGCAAGGCTGAATGGCTTTGCGGATGAACAGATTAACTATACAGACTTTATTGATAATTTTATTGATGAGGACGTTGTAGCAGATGCTTCAATTGATGGAAATTCAAACGTATCACATAAAGATATCGTTACATTAGAAAAAGAAATGTCAAAGCCTCATGCTAAAATTATCGCATTTAATAAAATATTTTATGAGATGCAGAAAAAATTTGGTTTTAGAGATGCGAACACATGGATAGAGCTTGAATGGGATGGACACATTTATATGCATGATGCACCATCAGCAACATTTAAGTCGTATTGTTTTGCTTATGATATTAAAGATTTAGCAGAAAAAGGACTTTATTTTATTGAAGGACATAATGCACAACCGGCAAAGCATCTCATTACGTTTGTAGACTTCATCAAAGAGTATATTAGCTTTGCTGCTAATAGAACAAGCGGAGCTGTGGGACTCCCGAATTTAATTCCTTATCTGTTTTACTTTTGGAAGCTTGACGTAGAAAACGATTATCTCGGAATTAAAACGAGCGGAAATGAAAGACGATATGCAGACCAGGCTTTCCAAAGATTTATTTATGCTGTTAACCAGCCGTATGTAAGGGATGGTTCGCAGTCTGCTTTTACAAACACTTCTGTGTTTGACCGTCCTTATTTTGAAGCTTTATTTGGTGGGTCAACATTTCCTGATGGAAGTTTCATGATTGATTATGAAGAAGAAATTATTGAGTTCCAGAAATGGTATATGCAAGAAATGAGCAGAATTAGAAGTGATTGCATGTTTACATTCCCCGTAAGTACAATTAGTCTTTTAAGAAAAGATAGAAGATTTGTAGATGAAGAATTTGCAAAATGGGCTATCAAACATAATATGAAATGGTCTGATAGTAATCTGTTCATCGATAGTAGTGTTAATAGTTTGAGTAATTGCTGTAGACTGAAAAGTAATATTGAAGACCTTGGGTATTTTAACTCAATTGGCGGAACAGCGCTTAAAGTAGGGTCGGTAAAAGTATCAACCGTCAATCTCGCAAGAATCGCACTTGAATCAAATACCGAGGAAGAATATATTGAGAAACTTAAAGCTGTGGTCAAGATTAATCTTGAAGCTCTTGATTGTGTAAGACATATTATTAAAAGAAATGTCGAGAAAGGTCTTCTGCCAAACTTCAGTTATGGACTGATTGATTTCGAGCATCTTTATAATACTATAGGCTTTATTGGAATCTATGAGACTATGAAAAAGTTTGGATATACAAAGAAAGATGTATTTGGAAATACTTTTTATACCGAAAATGCATCTGCTTTTGGCAAAAAGATTTTCGATACCATGAGAGCTGTAGCAGATGATTTTATTAAAAAGTACAATTGCGATTATATGATTAATACAGAGCAAATTCCAGGCGAGTCAGCTGCTGCAAAACTTATGAAGAAAGACAAATTCTTCTATCCAGATGCAAATATCTATGACCTTCCTCTTTACGGCAATCAGTTTATTCCACTTGGCATTCAGACAACATTACAGGAGAGAGTTCGTATTCAAGCATTATTTGATGGTTATTGTAACGGCGGATCAATTCTTCATGCCAATATTGATAAACCATTCGATACATTTGAAAAAGCGTGGAAGATGACGGAATATATTGCAGACCAAGGCGTGACATATTTTGCATTCAATACTAAAATTCAAGCTTGTAAAAACAACCATGCGTTTTACGGAAAAGTTTGCCCAGAGTGCGGAGAACCAGTCGCAGTAGAATATAGCAGAATCGTTGGCTTTTTTACACCTATTTCAACATGGAGCGAAACAAGAAAAGAAGAATATAAATTAAGAAGATGGGAAAATGTCAACGATAACTAAAGCAATCTATATAATCACAAACACTGTTAATGGTAAAAAATATGTTGGACAAACTGTTAATCCGAATAAAAGATGGTGGCAACATAAAAATAATGCCAAAAACAATTTAGATAACCTTCCAATCCATTTAGCAATACAAAAATACGGAGAAAATAATTTTACATTTGAGGTTATAGAATGGACTACTGACTATGATAATCGTGAAAAAGAATTAATTAAAAAATTAAACACGATATCACCAAATGGATATAATATTTCATCCGGTGGAAGTAACAATGTAATGTATGGAGAGGATAATCCAAGAAATACATTAACAAAAGAAACAACCCTAAATATTATCAGCGACTTAAAAGATGGAAAAATTTCAGATAGAGATATTGCAAAAAAATATAATACAACGGATAAAATAGTTGCTGATATTAATCATGGATATTCTCATCGTCAAGAAAATGAAACATACCCAATTAGGATAAAAAAAGGATTACAAAAATTAACAAATATACAGGTCAAAGAAATAGTTAATAAGTTAATAAATTCAAATATTGCATATCAAAAAATAGCAGATGATTATGGCGTATCAAAAGGAGCTATTTATCATATTAATAAAGGTTTAACATTTTTTGACGAAAACAATGATTATCCATTGAGAAGGTGTGGTTGATATATGACAATTAAAGGAATAATCGCCGAAGATTTCGTAAACTACAAACTTCCGAGCCTCACAATAGAATTTCCATATTGTACTTTTAAATGTGATAAGGAAGCCGGATGTAACATCTGCCAGAACTCTTCGTTGATAAACGAGTCCAATATTGAGATTCTAACTACTTCATTAATTGGAAATTATTATATAAATAATCCAATAACAAAAGCCGTTATAATGCAAGGACTTGAACCGTTTGACTCATTTTACGATCTCGTGCATTTCATCAGTGTTTTAAGGGTCTACTTTAATTGCAATGATGATGTTGTTATTTATACTGGATATAACAAAGATGAAATAGATGATAAGCTTGAAATTCTCAAACGGTATAAAAATATTATCGTAAAATTTGGAAGATATATCCCAAATAAAGAAAGTCATTATGATGAGGTGCTTGGCGTAAGCCTGGCATCTCCGAACCAATACGCAGAAAGGATTAGCTGATGAAATGTATAATCATAATTATTCTCATCATTCTTTCTCTATTAGCCGTAGTAGAATTCAGCTGTGTGATAGTAGCAAGCGAAGCGGATGATAGATTAGAAGAGTGGGATGATAAAACTAAAAAGTTCATCCTTGAGACAGATAAAAAGAGATTAAAAATTATGGAGGAAATAGAAAATGGAAAACAGAATCGCAATGTTTAAGAAAGTATCATTTGAGCAGTATTATAAGGATTATGTGAAGTGCTTCGGCGCGGCGAACAGGGAACTGGTGAAGTATGTGTATGACCATATTAAGCTTCCAAAGAGAGCTACAACGGGATCTATAGCCTATGATATTTTTGCACCGGAAACAATGCCTTTAAAAGTCAATAGCAATAAGACAATTCCTACGGGCATCTGTGCAGTAATTCAAAATGGATGGGGACTACTTCTTTTTCCAAGAAGTGGACATGGATTTAAATGTGGAATTAGTCTCGCAAATAGCGTTGGGCTTATAGATGTGGATTTTATCGGCTCAGATAATGAAGGTCATATCCATGTAAAGCTTCTCAACGACTCTTGCATCGCACAGGACATGGAAATTCCGGCAGGCGAAGCTATGTGTCAAGGTATGTTTGTACCGTATGGATTAACTCTTGATGATAATGCAACGGCAAAGCGTAATGGCGGTTTTGGGAGTACAAGTAAATGAAAAAGCGAATAACAATTGTTCTGGAAGTTGAAACAGATGATGATGTTATGATAACAGATAAGTTTATCAAGAAAGATTTAGAAACAGAAATTCATTGTGCATCTAATTGGTACGATTTTATTTCATTTAAAACAGAAGAAATCAAGGAGTGACAAGATATGAAATTTGAACACGCAAGCGTATATAACTTTGAGAACGTAGTAAGAGCAGTAAGACATCCACTTGAATCTTATGACAAATCCGATTCTTATTTGAATGAAGACGGCAAGTTTGTTATCGGAGAAAAGGATCTCAAATTAATGAAGAATCTTATCAATGCCGCCGTGCATGATAAGTCCAATTCTCATTCCAAGTTCCTTAGACAAATTATGGTTAGTGTGGATGTGACAGCGCCGATGTACTGGTTCTCAGAATTTGACACTTATAAGGTCGGAACTACAGCGAATAGCACCAGTAAAATGCATAAGCTTGCAAGTACACCAATCACGATGAAATGCTTTGAAATGGATGACTATTCAGATATGCATAAGCCGAACTTCCTTCAGCCGTTCATCGGCGCTCTTGAAGAACTCCGTCAGCTTTATAATTCCAGTGGAGATAAAAAGTATTGGAAAGAAATGATTCGGTGGTTGCCGGAAGGATGGCTTCAGACCAGAACGGTCACACTTAATTACCAGGTTCTTCGTCAGATGTATTTTGACAGACGAGACCATCGCTTAACAGAGTGGCATCAGTTTTGCGATTGGATTAAAACATTACCTTATGCTGAAGATTTAATTACATATGAGGGGACAAGAGAATGATTGTATTAATTGGAGAGTCGGGATCTGGCAAGGACACCGTCCAGAAACAGCTTGTTGAAAATTTTGGTTATCGAAAAATCGTTACTTATACAACCCGTCCGCCCAGAGCGGGCGAGGTTGACGGTGTAGACTATCACTTCATTTCTGAAAAAGAATTCAGAGAAAAGAAGCGCAGAAA